AGGAGCGGCAGGCTGCTCATGCGACTTGACAGCTACGAGTTCGGTCTCAACAACTGGGGTAAAGACCATTGTTGCTTTGCCATCAGCGGAGAATTGAAGCTCCATTTTGATGTTGGCGAAGTTGAATTGCATTGCGTTTAATTCGGGTAGCATAATTAGTTTCCTTTTCAATTAAAGAGTTACATTGTATTTAGCAGCTTCGGCGCGTACCATTTCGGGGGTTACGCTTGGATGGTTCGCCCAATCACGGAGATGGGCGAGGGTGGTTTGGAACGCTGGGTTGGTAAGCATGGATGCTTTGTAGTCCGTAGCGATAGCGTTAGGGGCTTGATATGTCGCAGCAGTAGGGGCGTTACCATCATCCAGTTTGCGTTCAGGGAAGTCTACTTCCAACGCCTTGATAGTATCGGCTTCGGACTTCATTGCCATGATGCGTGTGAACTGGTCTTGCGTAGCGTAACCAATCGCGCGGAAGCGCACACCGATATTAGCGCCCTCGGAGAAACAAACCTCAGTAACCACGCCCTCCCAAATTGCGCCGCCTTGTTTCAAACGTTTGGCATATTCAGAAAGTGTGAAATAGCCCTCTGCTTCGCGGGCTGATTTACCGAACAAGGCTGTGCCCGATAAGTCCATACTGAATACGCGCATCGCTGGGTCATCGGCAAATACCACCGCTAATTTCTTACGGCTGCCGCAGGCTTTACCCTTACCTGTTGAGGAAGTACCCGTTACGTTTTTAGGGCAGCTTGCACAATCATGCGACTGAGGTGCGAATGATTTAGGACTTGGGTGCACACCATCAGCAGACCAACAATCAGGTGGTAGACTCTCGCCCTCTTTATATTGAATGGCATAGTATGTGCGGTATGTGGTGTTATCGTGCGGTGCGATACCAACGATGATGATGCGCGCGTTGTTCACATATTGGGGGAATACTACTGTTCCGTTAGCGTCTTGCACCGCGCCCATTGGTTTGCTATCCTCAGCGAGGAAGTTAATCTGCCCGCCTTTAAGCTGTACCCGACGACCGCCTGAGAAGCCGTCGCCGAATGTACCCATTGATGATTGGGCAGCCGCTTGTTGCATGAACGCTGGCATCGCGCCGAGCGTAGCGAGAGGGGCGACACCGCCTTGTGCGATAGGAATAACTTGGTTACTCATTTCTGTGTTCCTTATTTAGTGGTTGGTTTCTTTACTGAAATTACTGCCTGCGCGTGGCTGGCAACACCTGCGGGGAGTTGCCCATTGTGTTCTCGGGCATAGTCCTCCACAAATTCTTTGGTCGGTTTGAGTGTGGTCGCTTCATAGTTACCACTCTCCACGATGTACCGCCCGAAAGCTGCTCTGTCCTCGGCGGTGTATGACACCCGCGTTGATTGGACAATCGTTCCGCCTGTGGTTCGGAAGCTGGTAGCACCCGATGCGTTGAGCCGCTTTTGCATTTCAGTTTCCAATGCGTCTTGCAACTCCTCAACCTCGGCGATACTCGCTTCGTACTCTTTCTTGCGGTCGCTCAACCAGTTGCGGTTGTTGATATACCACTCGGCGAGCTGCGCTTCGTTGTAAGGGGTTAGGTCTTGGGTACTCATGTTGGTCTCCTACGTTATTTACTGAGTATCATACGCTGATTACTCTCGTTTGTCAATAGGGTTGAGCAAATAATCTTTCAACTCTTCCCACTTCCTATGTGGCATATCTGTCCGCGTGGGGCAGTCAAGGTCTGCCAGCCATGCTTGTATGGTACGCCGTGATACCTTAGCGGCATCCGCTGCCTGCTGTTGGGTTAAACCTGCCGCTTCAATAAGACGGCGTAGGTTGTCAGGGGTGTAGCCCACATCGGGGAAATCAATCTTATACATAGGTCATCCTTGTTGTTTACCAAGAACGCCGTAGTAAAGTTTAAGCAGCGCTTCTTGGTTTTGTTGGTTGTTAGCTAGGTTCTCGTACATCTCTCGCTCATACTTGTCGCCGTGGAGATGTACGATGTTCATGTGCTGCGTCTGCCCTGGTCTGTCCATGCGCTCGCAGGCTTGGAGGTAGGTCTCTGTTCTGCTGGGGGGTGCATACCACACCGTGAGACTGGCGGCTGTTGCCGTGATGCCATGCGAGAACGCTTCGGGGATGGCTAAGATAACTTGCGGGGTCGGGGTCTTTTGGAAGCTGTCCAAGATGCGCTTGCGCTCATGGACGTTCGTGTCGCCCGAGATGACCGCAACATCAAATTCTTTTTTAAGCGCATCCTCCAACACCTGCATGACGTGCTTGAACGGTACGAACACCAGCGCTTTACTGTGGGGCTTGCCCTCTGCCACGCTATCATCTCCCGAAGCCTTAGCCTGTTTGATGAGTGAGATGGTCTCAGCTATGCGCTCTTTGTTATCCAGTATCATCGCTGCGCCATCCTCAGCGTAGATAGCACCTGAATATATCTGCCGCATCTTACCCCACAACACCGCAGCATTGGCAGCCACCGCCTGATGCCCTGTGTCAAAGTTAGCTACCATATCCTTACGCATCGCTTCCAACGATTGCTGCTGGGGCTTGCTCAACCCAACGTCAATGTAGCGGCGGGTTATTGGTGGCAGGTCTAAACAGTCTGCCTTGCGGATATAGATAGCAGGCTGCAACATATTGTTCACAGTCTCCTGCCAGTTACGCTTGTCTTTCCAAATGAACGTAGCGACCTTGTACTGCACCATGTCTCGGTACATGGTCTTGGTCTTGGGTAGGCGGTCGGGTGTTACCAACTTGCCTTGTCCATAGGCATCCATCGGTCCTTGCGGAGTGGGCGTACCTGTGAGCGCCCATACACGGGTCTGAGGTTTAACCAGTTTCGCCAGCGCTTTCCATCGCTTCGTGCTGGGGTCTTTGTATGCGGTACTCTCGTCAATGATGATGAGGTCATAACCCTTATCGACTAAGATGCTGCCAAGAATCTCCACGCCGTCGAAGTTCACAATGTCAAAGTCAGTCTGCCGTGTGAGGGCAAGCTGCTCGCGGCGTGCGCGGTCGCCGTAGAGTACGGTATGGGTACGGTGTATGCACGTCGCCATCAGGTCATCAACCCATGCCGAGTACATCAAGCTCTTGGGGCAGACCACCAACGCGCGGCGCACAACGCCCATCGTCATCAGATAGTCAGCCGCCCAACACGCGCTGCGTGTCTTACCCGTACCCATCCCTGCGAAACAGTACGCTCTCGGATTGCGTGTAAGGAACTCAGCAATACGAAGCTGGTGGTAGTAGGGTCGGTCGCGCCCTGAGAAACCATAACCATCAAAGATGGTACTAACTGCTGGCTGCATTATCTGCGACAGCAGCGTCATGTTATGTAGTGTCCACGGCACATCAACGTGTGCCTGACCGTTGGGGTAATACTGTACTGGCTGCGCGTCGGGGATGGTCTTAGTTACATTGCCTACGTTGTCAGATAGGATGCGTACCACCCGCTGCGCGGGATAGGGGAATGTGATTAAGTTCATCGCCGTTTCTTTCTACGCTCGCGGAAGTCCTGCCCCTGCTGCCAGTTGGGGCACTCGGAACATGGACACCAGCCGCATAGCGGTGTCGCCGCGCCCTCGGGGAAGTTGTTGTTAATAATCGCCAGCCATATGCGCTGGGCTTTGAAGTTCCATTCATGTAACAAGCGGTCAATGTCTGCGCGGGTGTAGGTGGACTTAACCATCTTGTACTCATCGCAGATAAACATCAGGCAGCCTGTTACTTTCTCCAACGTGGGTATCGCCAGCAGCGTGCCCAACGCGTAGAGGTCTATCTGTTTGGGGTCGGCATACTTCGCCGACTTGTTTGTTTTCCAGTCGTTGATTATGGCTTCCTTGCCATCGGGCGAGACCATCAACAAGTCAATGTTGCCCGCTAATTTATTCTTAGGCGACCACCATGTGTCCTCGCTATCGGTAAACTCGGCTTGGTCGTTGTTCATGATGGCAAATGTTTTCTCGCACCATACTTCCCAGCCTGCGGCTCTGCGTTGGGCGACCGCATCAATGAGTGGCTGGTACTGGCTAACGTTATGCGGTAAGGCTTCGCCCTGTGTGATGGCATCCTCTAAACACTTGTGAACGTACTCGCCCCATTGTGCTTCCTCGCTCTGCTCGTAGGGGTGCAACTTCTCAATCCGTACTTCCTTGTACTGGCGGGGGCATTGTTCAAATTGTTTAATCGCTGTGAATGAAAACACACGGTGTTTACCGCTCATGTTGCGCTCCTAAATAAAAAACTAGCGTACATCATACGCTAGTTCTCAACGCTCGTCAAGCATTATTTTGTGTCAGTATTTTTGTAGCCTTGCTCTAACCAGTCGCGTAGGGCAGGGCAGGCGCGGAATGAGACCCTAGCGCGTGGCTTAGTCATGGTCTCAGTTTTACCGAACCCTTTGTTCTTACGCGGCTTGCTGCGCGACACACGGAACGTACCATGCCCACGGATAATAACCTCATTACCCTCGCGTAGCTGGTGGGCGATACCATTGAGCACGGTGTCAATCATGCGCGTAGCTTCCACGCGGCTAACCTTGTGCTCGGTTACGAAAAAATCTACGATGCTGCCTACATATTTACGAGCCATGTTGTGTTTCCTTTTTGAGTTTATCGTATGCCAACTGAGCATAATGGGCAATCTTTAACAGGTCAAGCACATCTTGCCCCTCGCGTTTGTTGCTGCCGAAGCGGCTGGCGTATTTGTGTAACTGGTTCACGCAATGCTCTGCCGTCCAGCTCTCCACTTGGTCGTCAGGCGCGTCGCCGTATTGTGGTACGGTGTAATGCTCAATGTGTTCAGCTACGGTCTCGGCGAAGTGCAACCAGTCTAAGGTTCGGCGGGCGAACTGGCTATCCTTTTCCACGCTCTCTACGGTCGCTTCGCGCTCGGCGCGGGCGGCAAGTTCCAACGCGAACAGATGCTCGCGGGCTTTCTTGATATGGTGTTCTACGGATTTAATTTTCGTAACTTTCATAATACGTCTCCTGTGTTAGGGTCAAACCGATGCACTCGGTCGGGGTTATCAGGTCGTTTAGACCAGTCATCATCAACTGCTCCGTAACTCTGCGCCCAGCCGCCCTCAGTATCAAGGGGTAAACCAGCCACATAGTCGGGGGCAGTTCTCATACACCGCGCCATGTACTCGGCGGCGGTCTCGGCTTGGTCGCGTGGTACGACCACACACCACTCATCGTGGGTGTTCATAACGATGGGGTAATATTTGGCAATCCATAAAGCCTGTTGTTTCATGATGGCAAACGCCAAGCTCTGCACAATGTTTTCGCAGATAAGACCCCCATACGCCTTTGACTTTAAAGGCTTTCCTGTATATCCCATCTTGTCATACACGAACTGAGGCTTTCCACTAGACATATCCACATGCAGGTTGGGGTAATTCAACCACAAACCATTAGGCATTCGGATGCCTGGAACGTGCCGTCCTAGTAGGAAACGTTTGCCATCTGCGAAAAACATCTTGCCATCCTGCCCGCCGAAATACATCTGCCCACCATCCACCATGACTTGCAAGGCTTGGTCGCAGGTTTTCCAAAAGCCTGAAATAAAACTGTTCGCCTTGCGGTAGGTATTAACTGCGTGTTTGGCTTCGTCCATTGTCAGGTTAATACCAGCCGTTACCAGCGCATACTTTTGAAACCCTGCTGCGCCTTGACCGTACCCACAATTATGTACGCATACTGCTTTATGGTTTTTTCCTCGTACAAAAAACCTGTTGTGTTCCCCCACGTTCAAGATGTCATACACATCAATCTTTTCCATTATAAATAATCCAATCTTGCTTTTTGTCTGTTATACGGTTGCCGACCTTTCGCCCATTTACCCAACGATGTATCGTTGCAGGAGACTTACCCAGCGCGTCCGCTGCCGCCTGATAGCTCGGATATACAATGCCAGTTGTTAAACACTTTACCGCGATAGAATATGGCTTCTCTGGGCGGCGCATACCATTACCACTTGCAATCCGCTTCAACAAAATTTGACGCTGTTTCTCACGAAATTCAGGTGTCTGCGTAGCACGACGCGCGGCCTCCCTGCGCTTCACTTCGTTATCGGGATTTTGTCTCATAATAAAACAGGCCCTGCGGCAGTTAGCTGATATGTGTTCTCTAAAAGCCGCGTCTTGTGTGTAGCGAGTACGCCATACCTCGTGTGCGTTTTCTCGCTGCGTGTTTAATGTTGCTACACACTTATCTCGGTCAGGGCGTTTCCTACCTAACATGGGTGTGGCAACAGGTGCGTCTGCGTTAAACGTGTTATACCGTTTACGAAACAAATCAAGACACCGCTGTTCATAGAACAAAAGTTGTTCAGCGGAACAGATAACCAAATAACGCACCTCAAAAGAGGCTTCGCCGTATTTATTATAAGCATTCTGTAAATACTTATTCTTATGCACCCCAACACGCAACCTACTGAAATGGTCGCTACACCGTTGCTGCATATTAACGGACTGCCCGACGTAAAAAGTTTTATTCGCCTGACACCATATCAGGTAAATTCCGCTCTGCGTATATCGCGCACTGTATTTCATCGGCATTTTTAGCTTCCTCCCACTCAATACCATCAAACACTTTGTGGTCGGGGGTAAGGGTTACACCGTTGAATTCTACGCACTCACGCTTGCCATTAAACACAACGCCGCCATGTGGAACATATTGCTCGCCATCCCAAAGCAAATCATCAGCCCGCAAGTCCAGCAACCTTACCCAACCGCGTTGGCATAATACTTCATTATCGCCAGCCAAGCAAGCTAATACAACAGTCTTACCGAATTGTCGTTGCTTGTTTGCTTCGGCTGCTACAACAGGGTCATCAGATTTACGGTTGGCACGCAACGTCTCGTAAGAGATACCATACAGGCTGGCTGCCATGTAGGAATACACATCGCCATTGCTGGCGAATACGCCTAACACATCGGTTTGGTTGGCAACAAACGCAAGTGTCCTAGCCTCAATTTGGCTCGCGTCATAGTTCACGATGACTTGCCTGTCGTTGGCGATGATACTACGGCGCAAGAGGTCGCTCTGCCCCTCACGTCTGCCACTAGGTAGGTTCTGCATATTTGCGCTGCCTGCACTTCCCCCGCTCATGCGATTAGTATGCGCCCCGCCAATCTTGTAGCCCATCGGTAGGAAACCGTAGCTTGCGTAGTCCAAAAATTTCTCGCAGCGGGTCTCATCAATGCTTGACTTGGCAGCCAGTCGCGCTTGGCATAGTGCTTGGACAAAAGGTAGCTCACTCTCGCACAATTCTTTGAAACCTACGTCAGTCTTACCGAACGCCCATGTTACTTTACCCGTGGTCGCAGAAACTTTGGTAGGGATAATGAAACTCCCCTGCGCTCCCTGCTCCATCTCGGCTTCGGTTATACCACCCATCACTTTCAGCAACGCAGCGAACTTGTCGTTACTGCGTAGCACACCAGCGAGGTTATCTTGGGTACACCCTAACTGCTCGCATACTTGGGCAAGCTGCCCAGCCTTATACGCGCGGCAACGCGCAAGCTCATACTCAACCGTAGGCACATGGACTTTCAAACGTGGCTCGGTGTAGCAGCGTAGGATAATGTCTTGATAGGCAAGCTCATCATCTGGGACTAGCTGGCGCAGCACCTTGAATAAATACCATGTGATGTCGGTATCAGTCTTACAGTATTGCTTGTAGGCTTCCCATTGTGCGGGCGTGAAGTCTTTGCGATGTTTGCCCAAAGCGTTTACCACTTCCCCACCTTTTGACGGCAGCTCGTAGCCAGCTTCTTGCAACAACTGCACGCACTTCGCCAAGCTCGCGCTGCCAGTCAGCAGCGGCACACCAAGACATTGTGCTAGGCTCATGGTATCTACGGCAAGGGCAGGGCGATAACCATACCGCCACCACAAGATACTCAGGTCAAAGACTGAGTTGTGATTAACAACAGCAGTCTGCGTCCAGTCCACACTAGCAAAGAACGCTGGTAAGTCGGGGGCTTCAACCACTTGGGTCCCGCCATCGCCCCACTTAACCGAAGCCATCAACACCTCAAACTTAGGCGACATGATATAGTCTTGGGTCGTCATGCCCTTTTTAGACAGGGAATATTCCTTGTCGTAGTAGGTCTCAAAGTCAAGAGTTAGATACTGCATTTTCTTTCCTTGTCTGTTTACCATGTATTGCGGTCTCAACCCGCTCCAAATTTTGACAGCACTTGTTAGCTGCCCTGAATACCATACCGATACTGCACCAAGACAGTATCTCTTCTAAGTTCTCGTGGACATCAAGCATGGCTCTGCGCTCATCGCCAGTCATACCATACTTGCCTGTGCGTTTCTGCCGCTCGCCAACCTCACGCACCAGCTCGGGGTAAGCGTTCTCGGCATGGTCTAGCTGCTCGTGGTAAATCTCCAACCATCGCTCAACAGCTAGGTCGTTCAGTCGCTCGCCGAACTCATCATGCCGCTCATAGATACGGTAACGCTGCTCGGTCAGCGCATCGGTCAGCAGATGCGCGTAGAAATACAGAGTTTGTATCACAGCCCAGTAATCATCAAACCGCGCCGTACCAGCAGCAAAGCGGTCAAGCGCAAGCATCATGGGGTCAAGCAGTCGGTCGTGCAGGTGGTCGTCCACCAGCTTGTTACTTGTCGCCAGCATGGCAGCATTGCCGTGTCGCAGTAGGGATAGATTGATAGGCATCCAGTAGTCTTGGTTCTGTGCTAGCTGGATGCCGTGGCGTATCGCGCGGCGTTTGCGGGGGGCTTTACTCTTGGGCATGGCTCAACTCCTTACTCATCATCACGGCGCACGCGCCCGATAAGGAAGCCAACTATGAAGCCCCCACCCATCAGCAGCATGATGTCAGTCAGCGTTGGGTACTGCACCACGTTTTGATAGACCACCGCAGCGAAATACAACACACATACAAACGCCACGATACCAATCAGCGTGGCGAACACGCGCAGCTCATACCATATTTTCTTTTTGGCAGCCATCAGCGCACCGTCCTTTCTGCCTGCTTACGGCAATAGATTGCCATGCTCACAGGGTCAATGCTGCTATGCTGCTGGGCATTCTTGTTGTAGTCATCCATGCAACGGTGGGTCTCGGCAACGACACGCTGCTCGCGCGTTGTGTAGTCAGCTTGGGCTACGGTTGCAAGGGAAAGAATAAGTAAAGCGGTAAGGGTCGCTCTCATGGTTACAACTCCGAATAAAGTTTGTCTAGCTCAGGGATAACAGTTGCGTCATCCCCCCAAATAAAAATACCACCTGCGGTCTGTACACGCTCGCCATGCACCATCTGCAAGGCGCGGGGTTTCTCGCCAGTCGCTTTACACTCTACGGCTACGAACCGCCCCTTGATACACAGAATGATGTCGGCAATACCACTCTCGCCGCCTTGTACAACACGCACAAGGTACACGCCTTTGTGTAGGACTGCCCAGCGTTTCACGGCTGCCACTACTCGGCTCTCGGGGGTGGTACTGTTTGCACTCGCACGGCGCACTTTACGCACCACCCCCACGGTCGCTTTAACTAACGAGGTCATTTCTTTTCTCCAATCTGCACGCCGAAATAGTCCAGCACTTCGGCATCGGTCTTGTCTTTAAAGTCAGGATACTTCGCTCGCAGCGCAGCGGCTATCGCTTGCTCTGCTTCACTCGGCGCAGGCTCAATCTCAAAGTCTACGTCCATCGTATCAATCAATGCCAGCAACGCGCCAAGCTGCGCGTGCACATGGCGCAGCACAGTTACAGGTACATCCCCCCGCGCTTTCAACAGGTCGGCGTAGCTAGCTGCGGTGTTTTCTATTTTGGTTTCAGTTGTCATTGCTCTTTCCCCCTACGCTTGGCGTGTAATGTAAAGCTATCGCCTATGTCATCCCATGCTTTATCCAACGCTTCGTTAGCTGGTGTACCACTCAACAAGTAACGGGTGGCTACAACCTTAGCGAATACATTAAGCGATGCGACAAGCATCAGGCGCATATCATTTTGAAAACCTTTCAGGTTTTGGTCAGGCTCTGCACCGTCCGCATTCATGATGGCAACAAGGTCAAGCCCTTTAAGCTCATCAATGATATGCTGCAACGTGTTCACGCGCCCCTGCAAACCTTGTCGGTCAAATACTGGATGGTCAGGCATGGTGTTAAGTTCCTTATTTACTGAGAATACAACGCGAGTTTACTACGCCCACGCTGCGGTGTCAAGCCATCTTACAAGTCGGCGCAGCTCGGCGTTCTCATCAGCAGCCTGCATCACGTTCAACCCCAGCGCCAACACCGCCCGCCACAAAGCAAGCCCCCACTTCTCTTGATGCGGATGCAGACCATGCGAGTAAGTCCACACACCCCAGTCATCCATGATAGACAGATTAACCACCGTGCCTTGTGTGTTTGAGTACCCCTGCACACGGATGCGCGTGCTCTTACCATTCACATCAGCGGGAACATCAGACGCATACAGGGGGGCGTTGGCTTCCATGTTCACGCGCCACACTTTTTTAGGTAGTCGCAGCTTGCTCATACAATGGCAGCCGTCAGGGATGGTAAAGGTCTTACCATCTGCAACCCACCACTCACATGCGGTCGTGCGTGTCTCAAAAGCTCGCCAATAGGCTTCTTGCTTCTTGGGCGTGTTCGGAAACCACTTCAAAGGCAGGTTCTTTTTCGGGCGAACAGGCGTGTATTCAGGGCGCGGGGGCAACACGGCGAACGTATGGGGGTCAAGTCGGGCGAAGTCGGAAGTGTAGAACATACCATCAATCGTGGGCAGCAACGCGCCACAGGCTATCGCTGCATCCAACCGCGCTTCGTCATTGCCCAAATAAAAGATGGCATCTTCCCTTGGCACAAGAATATCGCCCGCGTTTTGCGTGCGGCGCAGATAATCCAGCACCGTGTCTTTTTCAATCGCGTCAATCGTACCAGCAGCGTACCACTTCTTTAACTTGTAGGGGCTAACCCCAGTAGCCAAGCTCACGGTTTGAAGTTCTTTCGCTGTATAAGTCATTACTTCTCTCCTTGCGTCGGCAATCGCAGCCACGCATCATTTAAAAAATCAGCAGTCAATAGGGTATTGCGTACCAGTTTATCAAATGCAACTAGGTTGGCGGGCGATAGGGGTTTATCCGCATCCAACTTCAACTTATCCACAGCGGTGTCCACAACTTCATGCACCAATAACTGATACACAACGGCTGCCACATCACAAGCATTGCTCAAATCAGTAAACACTTTACCAAACGTGTCTTGCTCATAGCGTACCACCACACTTGCTGCTTCCAAAATACCCATATCTATTAAGTCTTCGGTAGCCTCCGCACAAATTATATAGGGGCGCACGTTTACCATCGCTTCGCGCACGTCATCCACATACACATCCACAGGGGCATCCATTAGGAACTCGCGCAGGGCTTCGCTTGCTTTGGCGCGTACTGTTTCATAAAAAGTCATGCTTCCACTCCTTGTATAAAACCACTCACGGCAGCCGTCAATACTTCGGCAACCACCACGTTCATATTCACATCTACGGCATTCGCCTTAATACCTTTGATACACCACAATGCACTCTGCGCAACTTCCATCAGGCGGTCATGCCAAAAATCCTCCCTTCGGGTAAAGTTCAAACACAGGTATGCCACATCGCGCACTACACCATAAGGGCATTCATTTGCTTTCACACTCGCCACACCCGCCGCGTTAAACAAACACAACGTGATGTACAGGGCTTCTTTGATGTCTCCCACAGCGTGAAACTCACACTCCAATATATCGGCTAGGTCGTATGCAACATCCAAGCGGGCAACCAAACCATCAAGCAGGTTGGCAGCATCACGTTCGCCAACCAAACCAACGCACAGCTCCATAAGTTTCGGG